TGCTTGAATGCATTATAGTACCTGCATTTGGTGCTAGTGTTGATGAACATTTTTTAATAGTTACGTTTGCTGAACTTGAAGCTACAGTGTGAGCTTCTTCAATAGATGTAATTTGCCAAGCATCATCCGCTACAAATATATTCTCGTCAACACTAGATGCATTAATTGGCCAATTAATTACCATTTCACTTGGTACAATAATGCTATTAACTAAGAGAGCGTCTGCTTCAGATAAATCCAGAGTATCACAATCCCATGTATAATTTTCTTTAGTATATGGTGGTGCAGCTATGTCACCACCTGGATTTGTTCTTAATCCGTTTTTAATTGCCATTTTTTGATTCTCCTCAAGGACTCGTTTCGCTACCACGTTGTGGTACGTTTCACCAAGCCATCCTTGATTGACTTGATACAGTTGTCATTAATAAAAAAGAAAAAAAATTAATTGACTTAATAGCCAATTACTGTTATATTATGGATTCCAGTTGTTATTGAACCAAGAGTTATAATACCGGTATCTGGATCCCATGTAGATGTTTTATCTGCACCTGCATCGTCCTGAACTAAAGTGTTTAAAATCCCAGTTATAACTGTTCCCTTACCGTCAGTTGCATCTGTTAACAGGTCAATTGTCCAACCTGTATCAGCTGTTGCGTCCGTCTGGATAACGATTGTTTTAAGATCGCCGGAAAATCCAATTTTTCTGAATGTTTCTACTACTGCTGTCATTTTATATTACCTCTCTACGCAATCCCATACATCTGGGATGATGCTGCTTCGAATGTATTAACAACGGTTAGATATTCTTTAAGAAGATATACAAATCCGTCTTGGTCTGTGTACTTTTCTTCGTACGTTAAATCTTGTAGCACTGCTAGGAAGATATATCGCATGTCTAAGAATAGTATTCTTTTTGACGATGCTCCTGTTGGCATAAAGATATCCTTTATGAACATTAACTGGTCAAACTCGAATGCGTCTGGAATACCAAATCCAAGAATTCCTTGTGAAGGATTTGTAACCTGTCTCTGAATATCAAGAAGCAATCCTTTCACGTAGTTGTGAGTTGTTGCGTCTGTAATAGCTAGAGTAGGGAAACCTTTCGCATTAAAAGTTGTTGCAATTTCAGCCCTGATTAATGGTAGAGTTGGATTACCACCTGCACGGTTTGTTGTGTTAGTTGTAATTAACTTAATCATACCACTAGGTTCTAGAGGAGTTGTACTTGCATCACCATTAATTAGTGCGTCTTCTTCCGCTTCATAAATAGAGTCAGTTTTAACACCAAGATCTAATTGTGTAGGGTCGATAAATCCACGCATACCAGCAATAGCAGGTCCTGAAATAAGTCCTTTAGCATAAAGGAATTTTACAGCGACTGATACTCTATCATATGTGTCATCCACAACAGCTAGTGAACCGTTTTCTGCAGCCCAGAATGCACCGCCTTTTGCAGTTAGTGGGATGTAATCGTATGTTAATCCTCTCATAGCTCGTCTTGGAGTCATGTTTCTTAGAGGGGTTTGTCTTATTGTTCTATTAACAACATTTGGGTCTGGATATACTGGAACTAAAGCTGTTCCTGCTGTACCTGCTCCGCCTGTTTGTGAATCAATAGATGCTTTCTCCATGGTTGCTTTCGCAATGTCCATTCTACTATCAACCTTATTGAATGGGTTGTAATATTCTTTAGAGAAACCACCGAATGAATCCTTATCAATTTTTCCAGCATTAAATCGTGATTGACACTTTTCAACACTGAAGCCATCTTCGTAACCTTTAAATGTAGCTTTCATTATCATAGCCTCCTTATTGTATTTTCATTATTGGAAGTTTACCAGCTTTAAATGCTTCTTCGGTATCTTCCGGAGATGTTTTACTATTATCTCCACCTTGGTCTACGAACTTTTGCTTCTCAAGAGCTTTACTTTCTACTTCTTTTACTTTTTTCTCTGCTTCAACTTTAGCTTCTTCAGCTTCTGTTTCAACTTTATCTTTAGCTTCTTCAGCTTCTGTTTTAGCTTCATCTGCCTCTTTTACAAGTTTTGCAGAGTCTTCTAAATCTTTAGTTAACTTTGTAACTTCAGTTTCTTTTTCTAAAAGAGCTTCTTTATGGGATTTCTCCAATTCAGAAACTTTCTTCTCGATAGCAGAATCAATATCTTTTTGTGTAAATTTTTCGTCCATCTTTATGGCCTCCTTTGATTTATTATATGACTTAGCAACTGCCATTGCTCTACCATGTCTGTTACTTGGTATTGCAACGAAACTCGCTTCTAGTAATTCAAGTTCTGTGAAAACTTTCATTCCATCAATTTCATCATATGTCTTAACGATAGCACCGATTGATATTCCAATCTTTGCACCCTCGTCGAGCATTCCTTTAATTTCTTTAGCTCTTGGATTAGATTTATAGAATTTAGGCTCTGCAACTAATGCAGTAAATCCATCAACTTCTTTAATACCTCTATTTGTCCACTCAGCTACGAGCATAAATACATCGTTACTGTGATTACAAAGTGCTGCTAAATATCCGTCATCTAGACCTAATTTCTCAACACATCCTTTAGATAACTTTTCGTCATCTCGATCTACAGAATTATCAGAAAGTACTGCTATATATTTACCGTTTGCCTCTTTCATGATAGGCATGAAGAGTTCGGTTGTGTATCCTTCTTGGGTTGCTTTTTCCATTTTATATAATAATGCCTTTTCATATATTTAAATACTACTCGATATTAGGATGAACGAAATGCTAAAACTGTTCTACAGTTGGGATGAAATGGGGGTGAACGGTAAGCCTTGTTTGTTTCTGGATCTATAAAATCGTCATCAAGATCTATAGGATTGTTACCGTACATCTTAAACATCCGTTGACATATTGGTGATGTCCTGTTATCAAGTACTACCATAACAATCTTCCCGCCCTCGATTCCAGACTCTTTATATCCCACAATCTTACCTTCATTCACAATTCTATTTGTTTCAGTACGTGCAATCATATCACTACGCCAATCTGTAAAATTATCGAAATCTTCAGAGATTGCTTCTTTTATCTCTTTAGTTGTTTGATTTTCATTAATTCCACTTTGTACCGTCTCAATAACTTTAGCTTGAATTTCTTTAGTAACTCCTTTAATACCAGGCCACTTTTTACCATTAATCATATAACCGTCAATTTGTTGCGATGCTAATACATTCAACTTAGATTCATATGCATCCGTGAATCCTATGTCTGTATTTAGTTCTGCTTCAGCAGATGTCAATCCAGCAATCAAGTCTGCTTTGATGAATCTCTTGATATTTTTAGCAAACGCTATTGAATTAACTGTATTGAATAGATTTGTTAAAAACTCCCCGAAATTCTTTTTAGTTTGTGATTTCTCTAGATTAATCTTATCAACTGAGGATAATACCTTCTTTTCGAATTTATCAAAAAACAATCTCAGGAAATCAGAATAATCTTCTGCTTCATCAATAATGTCATCACCTGCATCTATTTCAATAGTTTTTGTGGTTATCTCCGTAGGTTCAGATTCTACTGCCAATTCAGGAACTTCAATCATTTCATGATACTCAACAACTGTAATTGGTAATGTATTAGTACAATAATTAGTTGCGAACATATCGATAGCGTCCATTGCATCGATATCCTGTTCTCTAGCATATACTGTTATTTCTTCATAAGTCATGACAGTATAGTATTTTATATTCTCTCTACTTCTCATAACAAAAGTAAACCCAGAAGTTCCTGTCATACAATGTACAGTAGCTACATGACCGGCAAGTCTATCCTGTTCAATCTTTTTCTGAAATTCACTGAAGTTTGTTTTTAGCATTTTAATTTTTATCCGTGTGTTCGTACCACTCACCGCAAAAATTAACTGCATTCACATTTGCAGATTGGTTAGTTATACGTATAATATATGTTGATCCCTGTTTAAAAACAAGTTCTCTTTTTCTATCAATTACTCCACCATCTCTTCCAGCACCTATACTCTGTGAATAAATTAAATTACCATCCGTAGTTATAGTAGGATCTTGTAAAATAGTATTACCACTTGTGTTTCCTGAATTTCTATTATTGTTAAGTGGTGTTATTGGAGTCCCTCCAGGTGTTGCATTTAATGTAGCATCTTCAAAAATTTCAAATGTTACTCCTAATATACCAGAGACAATAAAAGTAAAATATGACCACTTTGTTGTACTCGCCATAGTTCCAACTATGTTGAGAATAGCGCCATTGCCTAAACTTTCAAACCCACAAACATAATAATGGTCACCGCTATGTATTTCAGCATGTTCATGTTCTACAATTTGTAAGTCTTGAGTAGAAGCATCAAGTTTTACTGGTTTGAGTAAAGTATCAGATATCCTTCCAAATAAAGCACTTGCCACAACACCGGCTTGTACACCGTCAAGATTATCTGTAAAAGCTGCTAATTCAATAGAATCAATTTCATTACCGTCGCTATCAATAAGGGTTACACGATGTGCTTTTGCCGGCCATTGAACAGTATCTTGTTTAACACCGTTTAACTCATCAGCTGTTGGCTCTCTGTTGACGGTCATTTAGAAATACCTCGAAACTTTTCTTGAACTGTTTATTCTTATCTTTTTCATCTTCAGGATTATTAGTAGAAGGCTTTCCATCGCCAGGGGTCGGAGACGTTGGAAAGCCTCCCATGTCCATAAAAGAACTAGTATCAAATCCTTTCTGTGGTGGCTCGTCTCCCCACTCTACCGGGTCACGTCCTTTCTTCTGTCGGAATTCATTAATTGTTAATGTCGTCATTTCTACTTCTTTAGAATCCTGTTCGAATTCAATCTTCTCTAATGCTTGGTCTCTAGGTTTGTATTCAAACTTGAGCCCGTGGTCTTCTACTTGTAGAATTTCAGTAATTAATCGTTTATTGATTTGTGATTCAAATAACTTGAAGTATGGTTTCAAAGCGTTCCTTACTGTCACACGTTCTTGACCTTCATCATTTGATTTATTCGCATTCTCAAAGAAACCTGTTTCTGTAGGACTTACACCAAATACTGCGAATACTAATTTGAAATACCACTGTTGACCATTGAGCCATTCAAGATCCCTATTAGAAGTATTTAGTTTATGGATATTCTCAATAGCCCAGTTGATGAAACCAAGTTGATGAGGTTTTCCTTTATATTGATTATTCCAGGTTCTTTTAAGTTTTCTAAGCTGGTCTCTGGATAGTTTCGGTAAACTTACTAAGATGTCAGGAATTGCGTTGTTTGTATATAGATCCTTATTATATCGAGTTCCTTGAATTAAAAGTTCTAAGACCTGCTGGACTGCTTGAACTGGTGCAAAACCATAAACTGAATAAGATTTCTTATTCATCATTAAATACACAATCTCTTCTTTCTCAAATCTCGTTGGGTTCTGTCGAGGGTGTTTAAATGAATACTGCCAGTAGTTCAGGAGATTCTTGTGAATGTCAACTTGTTTAAGCATACTTGAACCATCAACTGCTTTAACTCTCACAAGCTCCCTTTGTCCTAAAGGTTTTAACACAAGGCCAGTATCAACTGATATTACTTTACCCCATGCGTCATAAATAGGTACATCACCTATAGTGTATGACCCATTAGAATATACGAGATTCCATGCACCTGCGTCAATTTCACCAATGTCAGTGATTGATTCAGAATTCACGTCGTCAATGGTCTCATCATTATCATTAATATTATTTAAGAAATCAGTTACTTTCTTGATGTCCTCATCTCTGTCAGATAAATCTTTGTCATCTACTTTAAGAATTTCCCAATTTGTTGTGGATACTTGTTTCTTGAATGTATTAAGAACCATCTGCACCCACGGGGATGCTGCGAGTTTACGCATTTTGTTAGTATCAACTTGTCTAGGCTGCCCTAAACGTGAAGAAAAGAACCATTGTGGATATATCGCTTCTCTATCATTAGGATCTTGCGAGCCAGTATAGTTTAATTGGGAAAGCCCAATCTCTTGATTTCCTACCGGAGTTGATGGAATTATTCTCTTACCTAGTGTTACAGCGTTAGAAGCAAATTGTTTGAATAGGTTCATTTTAATTAATAATGTCAATTCATATATTTAAATACTACTCAGAATCGTTCTTAATTATTATTTCTGCAGCCTTTAACATCTTATCAGATACTGGATTTTGTTTAGCTTGTTCTTCTTCTTGCTTTCCGTACATTCCGCTTTTTCTCCAAATGAAACCCAAACCAAACAATCCAAATACAGTACCAAGAGTAAACGCACCAATCCAGGTATTAGATAAATTAACTGTAAAGAACCTCTCTATTAAAACTACAGTCCACCCAAATTCAGGAATTTTAGCAGTGACCCAGCTTATTTGTTTCACACCAATATTGATATATCCTTGTACTTTACTCCCTGTAGTTATTATTCGACTGTTATCTACTCGTTCCTTTATTCTGAAGTTTGTTTTCATATTAAAAATTGTGGACTCAGCTTTCACTGAGTCCACACTGATTCTACCTCAAAAATATTACTTAAATGGGTTGTTAAAGATTGGCTCTTCATACAAATATTTAGTAATTATCTGTGAAGATATTTTCTCAGCTATCTTTTCATTAGTTGCTAACAACTTCTGGTATTTCACATAATGCAGATTATTTTTCTGTTCTTCAGTATAACTATCAGGTGCTTCTGCAATTTCTGTTTTAGCATCCTCTAAAGCTTTCTTCTCACAATCATCAGTTATTTGTGTAATAAAAAGTTTCAACTTATCTACTTGAATATTGATACAACCTTCTTCGAATTCTTTTAATTGTATTTCAAATTTAGTAGCGCTTTCAATCCTTACCAAAAGTTGCTCTGTTTGTTGCATCAACTGGTCTTTCTGTTGACCCATCTGTGTGATTTGATTTCTAACATGAGCTAGACCATTAATAATATCTTTTGGTGAATGTTTTTGTGCTTCAGTAGTTTCCACGATTTTCTCGCCATCCCATTTGTATTTGTTAACCATTTTTATTTCTCTCCACTATCAAGCTTCACTACTTCCCGTGTGATTGGCTTTCCTGTTTTTATTGTTTCAATAACTTCATAAATTATTTTGTACTCAGACGATAGGTGTTTCTTGACAATTCTACCATCAATTTCATTTGTACTATAATTCTTGTACTCTTTCTTATTACCTTTGTCATCAACGTCATATACACCGAATGATATTTCACATGTATCGTTAGTAATCTTCTTTCCAGTAAGTCCCTTAACGTGCATGTTAGGATTCCTTGTCTTCCAGATACCACGAATCTTATGAGATTCTGCTGATGAGATTTTCCTAATAGAATCTAAACGGTTCTTCATACGCACATGGACATCCATCTTTACTTCCATAGTCGCTAAATCGTTTAATTGCAATAATTTCTCTTTGATTATGTTACTCATGCTTCTCACTTGTGTTTTAACTTCCTTGTCTTGCAGAGCTTCAGGCAAACTGTCTGAAGTCTTAATTATCTTTTCTACTGCCATTTATATGACCTCCATTTATTCTGTATATAGTGACCCACCCAGCTCTCGGCTTGACACCCTTAACAATTTGATATTCAATTTCCATACGTCTCTTCATAACCCTGAGAGTTCTGGATACACTAGCTTTTGATAATCCCGATTGTTCCATAATATTCTGATACGTCAGATACTCTGGGAAATTACTTTTTAATATTTTTCCTATTAGACTTTGACTCATCTTTTAAAATTACCTCTTTTTTCGTCTTGAACTTGATAGTTTGGGTATCAGGTTTAATTTGTTTCTTCTTGTATTCTTTTACCATTCTATCGATACCTCTGTCATTTCCTCATTACCCGGCATTCCCAATCCAAAGAAACACCGCATCATCAAACTATCAGCAAAGTCAGGGGATCTACCAATCACATCTTTAATTTCATCTTTGCTGATAACTTGTAATTTCTTCTCATTGTCCTCGACATCTTTACGTTTGATACCCTCTAGTTCCTGAATAATCCAGTTACGAATATCAAGCGGTACTTCCGGGTAGCACCCAAGTTTCCCTTCGTTCACTAAATCTGCTAACTTGAAATAACATTGAGCCCGAAGGTTCTTGAAGGAATATCTATCAGTCTCTTGAAATCTGTATTGCTTATCGTCATCAAATTCGGTAACCGGTCGACCAGCATTGACGAATGCACATACGCCTGGTAGATGGTCAACCACGCCCCCACCTACACCATCCTGGTCAACTACAACGTGTTCGAACGGAATTCGATATTGCTTACATTTATTCTTTATCTTGTCCTCCAAGAAATTCGTCGAGCTCTTATCATAATACCATACTTTCCTGATATAATAACCTTGCCATAGAACAATAACTGCTTTGTCTCTCCCAAACCTCGCAACATCAACACTCAAATACATATCACTATCTGCCTGTGGATCATAGGCTTTTCCAAATATTTTAAGAATATTCTCGTATTCCATGAGAGCTGCAGAATCGTCATCATATTCCCAAAGTCCGTTCTTCAGTCTCTCTCGCATCACTCGGTCTTTAATTTTATTTAACTGTATTCCATAAGTCTCGGCGGTATATGGATTATCTGTATATAGTGATTGTATGAAACAAGTGTCTCTCGGTAACACATCCTCTTTCCATTTAATATAGAAATCAAAGTACACCCAGTTCTTCTTCGGGTTGCACGTCAGAAATATCTTAGCATACAAATTACACTCATCGTTCATATGTCGGCCTATCCTAGATTTCAGAACCTCGAAGGCTTTGCTGTTAATCTCGCCAACTTCTTCCAACCATCCGCCGGTGTATTCTGTACTACCGAATCTCTCGTATAGTGGGTCTGCTGGTTTGTATGCAACGTCGAGAAGATCTATTCTCGAGCCGTTCCAGAATTGAATATAATTGTATTGAGAATTAAGTTTCCAACAACTCATTGGGATGTTATGTCTTTTACAAACTTTCTGGAATGTGATAAATGTAGAAGCCATGATTCTCTTGAGTTCATTTCTACCTATAAACCATTTAGATCCCGGGTGTGCAATACACATAATGAGAAGCCATTCGCAACCAATCCAAGATTTACCACCACCTGCTCCTCCACCAAATAGTATAAACTGAGTGAAGTCATCTTTCAGACGTTCCCAGCATTCCCCTTGTTTGATTGTAGGATTTATCTTTATTTGAAAAGCTTTCTTTGACAATGTATTTCCTCTTTTTAAAAAATGTGAACCGTTTTCATCAGCCTTTTATCACCCACGGTTTCCACAAGTGTGACAGATGACTATTAAACTTTACAAACCACAGTCGGTAACTTATGTTCTTCATCATATCCACGAACACAATAATTCATAGGCTCTGTGAATTCCTGACATGATAGTACACCGTTGTCGTCTATAACATAACTGGTTATCTCATCGTCCTCTCCTCTCACAAAATCAGCAACTACTGCGAGTGTCATGATAATCATACATATCATAACTACAATTCCTACTAATTTATTAAATTTAGTCATTTTTGTTTTTCACCTTCTATATCTAATACCTTCCCAACTACTATTTTCTCGTTGGACGGTTCATTAAAACTAACCTTAATTTCTGAAGTTCCGAAATGCGCAACTTCCTGTCTCTCAGCATATCCTCTATTTTTACCAAGTGTTGCCAACACCCACTTAATAGCCCAGTCAGACTCAGCGTTAACTTTCTTTATTAATTTAGTTTCTGTAAGGTCAAGAAATTTTTCTTTCTCATGCCTTATAGCATCTCTGATATCTTGATTCTTAGGATGATTAATCCATACGTGTAATGTAGAGTATGATATACCGGTACGTTTTGATATTGCTAGTATTATGCCACCGCTGTCTACAATAGCTTTCTTTACCATAGCTTTTGATATTCTACTGGCCATTATAATTTACTCGCTGTCTTACCTGTCAGTGTTTCCCAGCGAGTAATAATTATCTGAACATACACTGGGTCGAGTTCCATCATGAAACATTTACGTTTCAG